GTGTACGTGAACGAGCGGGAGGGCGCGAACTGGGCGGGTGTGCCGATGATGCGCCCGGCGTACAAGATGTGGCTGCTGAAGGACCGGGCGTTGCGGGTGCAGGCTCTCGCGTCGGACCGGAACGGCCTCGGTCTGCCGATCTACACGAGCGCCCCGCCGCCCGAGTTCCAGGACGACCCGGAGAGCACCAAGGTCAAGGAGTGGCTGGACACGGAGATCCAGCGCGGCTTGGACATCGCGAAGGGTGCCCGCGCCGGCGACACCGCCGGTGCGTCGCTGCCGCACGGTGCGACCCTCACCGTGCAGGGCGTCGAGGGAAACCTCCCCGACCTGGACAAGCAGATCCGATACTACGACGAGCAGATCGGCCGGGTCGCGCTGACCAACTTCCTCAGCCTCGGCGGGGACAACTCGACCGGGTCGTACGCGCTGGGTGACACGTTCGCTGACTTCTTCACGAAGTCGTTGAACGCGGTCGCCCGGCAGGTCGCGACGGTGTTCCAGCAGCACGTCATCGAGGACCTTGTCGACGCGAACTGGGGCACGCATGAGCCGGCACCCCGGCTGGTGCCTCCGAGGATCGGCGCTGAGCACCCCGCTACCGCTGAGGCGATTCGGGCGCTGCTCGACTCGGGCGCGGTCCGGTGGGACCCGACTCTCGAAACGCATCTGCGCGCTCAGTTCGGGCTTCCTGTCCGGCCTGAGAGCGACGACCAGCAGGGCACGCGAGACGACCCACGTGCGGCGCGAGCCGTCGCCGAGACGGTCCAGAAGGTGTACCTCGGCGTCGGCCCGGTCCTCACTCGCCGTGAGGCGCGTGAGATCGCCCGTCAGGCCGGTGCCCGCATCAATCCCGACGAACTGATCCAGGAGGGCCAGTGACCACTCGAACTACTGCCGTCGCGCCGCCGCGCGCAGACGGTGAACAGGAGCGTCAGACCCGCCGGTACTGGGGGTCGATGGAGCCGCCGACGTCGAAGGCGGAGTTCTTCTCCGCTGTCACCGCGCCGGCGTTGGAAGGGTCGGAAGCGACGGTCGCGACGATCCGCATGTACGGCCCGATCGACTCGTACGGCGGCTGGTGGGGGATCTCCACCGAGGACGTCGCCCGTGTGCTCGACGCGCTGCCGACGTCGGTGGAGCAGATCATCCTCCGCATCAACAGTCCCGGCGGTGAGGTGTGGGAGGCGATGGCCATCCTCAACATGCTCGGCGCCCACCGAGCCCGCGTGACCGCAGTGGTCGACGGGATCGCCGCGTCGGCCGCGTCGTTCATCGCCGCGTCGTGCGACGAGACAGTCATGTCCCGCGGTTCGCAGATGATGATCCACTCGCCGTCCGCGATCGTCTGGGGCAACGCCGCCGACATGCGCAAGGGCGCTGCGTTCCTGGACACGCTCGAGGCTTCGATGATCGAGGTCTACACCGACAAGGCGGGGGAGAAGGACTGGGCGTCCCTCCTCGCCGACGAGACGTGGCTGACCGCCGCACAGACCGTCGAGCTGGGTCTCGCGGATCGGGTCGACACGGTGCCCGACGCGGGTATCGCTTCGACCGTCGGTGAGGACCCTGCCGATGACGAGGGCATGGTCGTGCTGCTCGTCGACGACAACCCCGAGGACGCGGTCAGTGACCGTATCCGTGCCGCCGCGGCGTCCGCGCGTGCGACGGCCCCTCAGCCCCCGAGCTCGTCCGAGCCGGGTACCCCCATCCGAAAGGAGACCGTCGTGACGAACGACGCCCCCACGGCTGCGGTCGACGAGCGGCTCGGCGCGCCCGAGCCCGAGGTGACGGCTCCTGCCGCCGCTGCGACCGCCGCCCAGCCCATCAACCCGGTGGCCGGACTGCCCGAGGGTCTGGTCGCGATCGACGCGAACCTGCTCGAGGAGCTGCGCTCGAACGCGCGCGCCGGAGCCGAGGCCCGCGCCGAGCAGGACCGTGCCCGCCGCGACGGCATCATCGCGACCGCGATCGCGGAGGGTCGCATCGCGCCGACCTCGCGCGACCACTTCCGTTCGATGCTCGACGAGAACGAGACGGCCACGGCCGCCGCGCTCGCGTCGCTGCAGCCGAACACCGCTCTCCCTGTCGAGGAGGTCGGGCACGCCGTCGGCGAGGCCCAGGCCGAAGACGCCTACCCCGCGCACTGGAAGCGCTGAGAAGGGAACATCATCATGGCCAACGAGTGCATCCCGGCGTACCGTCCGGGCGCCGATCTCACCGCGACCGCAGGGTCCGGTGGCGTGGTCGGCAAGACCTTCGTCAACATCTCGGCTGCGTTGGACGTCGCCGCGGGTACGCCGATCACGGTGGTCACCGCGACCGCTGCGGGTCTGAGCGTCGGTGTCGCTTCGCGTGACACCGCGGCGGGCGGCAAGCTCCACGTCCTCCGCAACCCGGGCGAGATCGTCCCCGTGACCGCGGGCGGCACCATCGTTCTCGGCGCCGAGGTCGAGATCGGCTCCAACGGGCGTGCCGTCACGCTCGCCTCCGGCAAGGCCCGCGGCCGCGCCTGGTCGGCCGGAACGTCCGGCAACGACGTCTTCATCGAGCTCTACTGAGAGAGGAGAGCAACATGGCACAGAACGCTGCCGCGTACCCGCTCGCGGCCCCCACGGTCAACGGCTCCACCATCACGGTGGAGACGATGTTGGCCCAGCCGACTCGTATCACCCGGTACCTGTCGGACATCACGCTCCGCAACTACATCAGCCCCCTGATCTTCTCGACGCCGGGCAGCGTCACGGGCGGGGCGGTCATCTACGATCAGCTCACGCTCAACGACCTGTTCCCGACGCGCGACGTGCAGGAGGTCGCTCCCGGTGCGGAGTTCCCGAACCTGATGTCGGACAACCCCGAGCCGAAGGTCGCGCCCGTCGAGAAGCACGGTGGCAAGTTCTTCGTCACCGACGAGGCTCGCGACCGCAACGACCAGGGTGTGATCCAGCGCGAGGGTCGCAAGGTCATGAACGCGATGGTGCGCCGCCAGGACGCTCGCGGCATCGCGATCGTGGACGCGGCGCTCGCGGCGTTCCCGTCGCAGGTCGTCGCCGGCACGAACTGGAACAACGTCGTCACCGGCGGTTCCAGCCAGTCGAACGCCGCGCTGTGGCCGGCTGCCGACGTCGCTCGCGTCCAGGGCCTCGCTGACAAGCAGGAGATCGGCGTCGTGATCGACACGCTCATCGTCAACCCCGACCAGGCGCTGCAGCTCCGCATCGTCTACGGCAAGGACCTGCCCTCGATGCTCGGGGACTACGGCATCCAGAACCTGGAGTCGTCGAACCGTGTCGCCGCCGGCACGGCGTACGCTCTCGCGGCGGGGCAGCCCGGCGAGATGCGTCCGGAGAAGGTCCTCTCCACGGAGACCTGGCGCGAGCCGGAGACGCAGCGCACGTGGGTGCAGAACGACGCGCGGTTCGTGTCGTACATCACCGACCCGTACTCGATCTTCAAGCTGACGGGGTTGGCGGGCTGATGGCCGTCCGTACCGTACGCCGCGGGTTCATCGTCTACGCCGCTGCCGAGGGTCGCCCGGTCACGGGTTACCTCGGCGACAAGGTCGACGTGCACGAGGACGACGTCGAGCGGTTCGACCGTCTCAACGGCGCCGAGGTCGACGACACCGAGGCGACCGCCGAGGTCACGGAGATCGAGGGCCCGGACGAGTCCTGGACTCACGAGCGGATCGACGCGTTCGCAGCCGAGTGGAGCATCGAGATCCCGTCCGACGGCAAGAAGGACGAGAAGCTCGCCGCGATCACTGCGGAGATCGAGAAGCGCACCGCCGAAGCCGAGGCCGGTTCGCTGACCTGATCCACATGGGGCGGTCCTGCGCGCATCATGCGCGGGGCCGCCCCGCATCCACACCACCCGCAGCGTCGTGCGCTTCACCTGCGCGCGTTCAGCGGTGCTGGCAGTAGTTGGGCGGGTCGCCCGTCCTGATCGCTCTACGGGGCGCACACCGATGGAAGGGCGATCATGGCTGACGGCATCACGCACGAAGAGTTCACGAGCGATGAGGACCTCGGGCGGGTGCTGCTGCTGCGAGCGTTCGATATCGCCCCGCAGCTCCGCACGGTCGAGGACGAGTCCGAGATTAAGAAGACCGCCATCGCGGTTCTCCGTCGTGTCGCGCAGCGTGCGACCGAGGCCGGTGCTGGTGCGGTCGAGTCGCTCAGCCGCAACGGAACGAGCATGAAGCTGCGTGATGTGGGCGACGCGTTCCACGCCCGCGACATGCGTGACCTTCGCCTCATCTTCAACATCCCCGATCCGGCGCATCCTGGCCCGGTCGGGAGCTTCCCGCCCGCGGGTGTCATCACCCGCCTGTGGCCGGAGGTGCCCCGGTGATCGGTGGGACCGCGTTCTGGTTCCCCCACGCCGTCACCGTCGAGGACCCCACAGGGT